GTTGAGTTAACCGATGGTCGCGCCACCCACTTATCCGACAATCAAATTCTAAATTACTGGGAGCAAATTCAAACAAAAAAACAGCCCGAAGAAAAAGTTGATGTTGTCAAACTAGCCAAAGAAACAGGAACGGCTGTTTACGAAAACGGTTGTAAGTTGGGCTTCGTAGTCCAGTACCGCAAAGACTTTTATGCGGTTTCTGAGATGTTGGTTCACGGTCGGGGGTTTCAATATTCCCAATCCCGCCATAGTTCGTTTCAGTTAGCCGCCGATGCTTTGGTTGAACAGTCTTGGGTTGAGGAGGAGGTGGCGTAATGGATGTTAAGCAGTTGGCTGAAAGATTCGTCGAATTAATAGAAGAACGCGACTTCATTGTCGAGTTCAACGAAACCTATAACGACCGATGTATTGAGATTGATGATCGGGAAATTCCTGCAATCATCAAACAGGCTTCAGAAAATTCAATTCCAATGGATGAATTTAATTCATTAATTCATTCAATCTTCCAAAGTCGAGGTAACAGTCCATCAAACTAATCATTTTTCCCTTACGCTTCATAGTGCGATTGTGAAGCGTTGGGGCGGTGCGATTAAGCCTAAATAAACCTAACAGAAATCCAATGAAAACCACAACAAAAACCACTGAAACCGAAGTTATGCAAACTGAAATTAAACCAATGGACGAGGGTAAATCCGTCATCCGTGATGAATTTGCGTCTGAGGAATACATCAATCCAGATGCAAAACTTCCCCGCATTCAAGCCATGCGAGGGGAAGACCCGTCACAATGCGGTTATTTTATCCCCATTGATCAAGCCGCAAAAGCCGGATGGTTAAACTTTGACGAAAAAACCCTTATTGATTATGCCTTTGCAAGTGGAGACAAAAAAGAACAAGGGTTGCTGTTCACGTCAATGCGCGCACTCGTTTGTCCTCGGACTCCAGTTCTGCAATTAGATAAAGCCGCGACAAAAGAACAAGAACATATTGTTTTTGCTGGTTATTACAAGAAAGCTATTCACAAAGAAAATGATAACTTTCAAAACTTCCAGGCGTTCGACATCATCTTACTTGACGAAAATAACAAGCCGTTGCACCAAGTACCTTTAAGCCTCAAATTGAAAGGCGCGGTTCAAGCTAGTTTTTCAATTGAATGGGGAAAATTTATCAGTGACTTAACATCGTGCCACGCCATAGTTAATGGCATTCCCGCTAGTGAAAAAACACAGATGTTCAAGTCCCTTTGTGTTTTTGCTTTTACTACCAAACGCGAGTTAGCAGGGGATAAAATAAAAAGTCCCGCGTGTAAAGTTGTGAGCTACGAAAAGCCCACACTAGAAACATGGAAAAACTACTTTGTTGGCTTTGATTCTGAAGTTAAAGATTTTTGTATCCAAGGATTACAGCCTAAACGCCCCTTGATTCAACCCGAACAAATTATGGCGGCGCTACCCCCTGTTAGTGATGTGGAAGCATTGGCGGCTGCGGGTATTGATTTCTAAATAATTGCCTTGGTTTTTAACTTAACTCTGGGGGTGAAATTCCCCCAATTCAAAACTCTACAACACAGAAATTATGAACTACAAAGGCTACGAAATCACAAGTAGAACTTTAACTTTAGCTGTCAATGATGACTGGTTTAGAATGATTGCCAGTGGTGTTAAAAAAGAAGAATACCGAAAAATCAATCAATATTATTATGCTCGATTTGACAAGCCGATAACCCACCTGGTTATTCGTAATGGTTACGGCAAAAAACGCCCGTCTGTAACAGTTGAATTGTTAGGGATAGGGAAAGGTATTCCCAAACCAGAATGGAGTCAGGGAGAGAAAACAATCAAGCAAGGGGAGGAGTCTTTCATCCTTGCATTGGGGGAGATTGTTGAGGTTAATTCTGGGGAATTAGCGATCGCATAACTTCAACTCAACAGAAAGGAGGTGATGTTTAGACGAGGATCATCAGTCATCTGGTGTTTGTGTAAGTAAGACGAATCAGGGGTAGGAAAGACCCTTTATCTACCCCATTTTTTAACAAATTAACAGGAGGATAATGAGCGAGTTTAGGGGATTTGTAGTCAAGAATAGTTTAGGTGCGGTTGTATTTTCAAGTTCAAGACACAGCGAAGCTAGAAAGGAATGTGAAAGGTTAAACCTTCTAGGCAATGACAAGTTTTTTATTGAAGAAAACTGGAAAGGAACCCCGACATCGGTTATTACAAGGACAAGGAGAACATGAGAAAAACAATTACAACACAGACAATTTATGGACTAGGAAAAGCTCAAGCCACAGCTAGAAAATGGTTGGCAGTTAACCGACTTGATGATGATTATTGGGGGATAACTTATATTCCGTTTGGGGTACGTTTTCCTGGTTGGTTTGCTACAAAAAGAGATGCGATCGCAGCGTCAAAAATAGCAAGGAGAATATTCCCTTATCCATTCAAAAATAACGAACACCTGATGCCAACAGAGGCGCAGTGGTTTGAGGTTTTAAAAGACAATGCAATTCCATTTATTAGATAGGAGAATCTCATGTTACAAGTTGAACCCGAGTCTGAATCAATTGATAACGTTATTCAGTTTGCAGACAAGTCCCCTGTTGAAAAGAATCAGGGAACAATGATGAACAAACAGGGAAAACTACACTTAGACATCTATAACTTGCAGTGTGACTTGATATCAGGGGGGATCAATAAATTTACTTACATCCTCTATATGATTCGCCTTCTTTATGGGACTGAGAAGGATATAAAAATCACCCTAGAGAATTTAATTGAAGTCCTGAATTGTGATGGAGTCACCCCATTGGGAGCCGAGAAAAAGATTCAATTTGAAATAGCAGACGTTCAGGTTGAGTTAGCAAAGATGAGTAAAAAGGGTTTGCTGACAAGCTACGAGGTTCCCATTCAATTAAATATTACAAGCCTATGATTGCCACTACTCAGACCCTAGAGGATTAAAACAATGAAATTATTTGATCGGATGCGCGACGAAACCCGTGGCGGACTCTATGACGGAATCCATGACTGCACAGTTAACTTTAAAATATGGTGGAATCTTGTCTACCGCAAAAGTCGCTACGACTACCAGATCATTGCTTTTTGGTATTGGTTGAATTATCGTTCAGAAGGTAGTTGAAATGAAAAAATCAGTATCGTGGCGTGATCATGCGATTAATCGAATATCAAACTCCCTCCTTGAGTATGAGATGCAATGCGCTTGTTTGGGCGAACAAACCAACTCTAAGGATGCCCGGAAGTATTGCAACGACCGCTACCCCTTCGGAATCAGGGAACATTCACCCTACAAGATATGGCTTGAGGAACTGCGGTTAATTCAAAAGTTTATCGCGCTAGGCAAGCCATTTAAAACCTACCCTCACTGGCGAAATTGTGTAAACTCTAGGGGGGAGTCGTGGAACAATCCCAAAAGTAAAACGGTTAGTGAAGGTCAATTAAGTTTGTTTTAGCAAAGATTACAGGGCAAAAGCTAAATCTAATCCTCAGAATCATCAAGAATCCGACTAATTAATTCGTCTGAAGATATCTCTAAATCTTCAGACCTTTCCTTTAACATCCGACTAATCAAGTCCAAATTAGCTTCTATCCTAGCCTGAAGAATGTTGCCAGCTAATGCGGTCGGGGTTGTACCCTTCAGGAAAGCCCATATTCTAAGCCACTTTCGGTAGAATGCTGAGGTTGTTAGTCCTAATCTGTATTTCTCATCGGTTGCCATAATAGTTACTTTAGAGTTACCCTTGAGTATATGATATTTTAATCACGCTAAAAGAGGCGAGAAGGCTCTAATCCCTCTCCCCTCAATCCCAACCCACCTTAAAACAAGTTGAGACAATACCATGTTCACACAAAAAGAGCTATCTGTAGACGATTTCCGTCAAATCACAGGAAAGTCAATCAATCAAATTTGTCAGATGACGGGGGCGGATCGAGATACAGTCTACCGACACAAAAACAATGCCACGAGCGATCGCCCCCAATATGTTCAATTCCGATATCATCTAGGGCTTTTAGCTCAGACAATAACAAAGTAGTCGCAAATTACAACCCCATAGCATTTTGCAATATTCCCACCCTTAGAGGTGGGTTTATTATTGGTACATCAGGTTAAATCAAGCCTGAGTCAACCTAAACCGGAGTGGTGTACTCAACCATGAATGACCGACTTTAAGACCAGGAAAGGGGGATCAAGAAAAACAGTAGACATCAAGGATATAGAAAGATTACAGCCTTTCAACTCCAAAGAAGTTCAGTTAATTTTCAATATCTCCCATCAGACAATTGCCGAAAGAAAAAAGATATTAGGGATTCAAAGAAAACCCGTAGGATGGGCAGAGTTAAATGTTTTGTACCTCCTGCATATATTTGTTTCCTCAAAGTATCAACACCATACTTACTATCAGTTCCAAAACCTCTATCACCACTGTTTAAACAACGGTTTATCTATCGAGATAGAAGTTTTCCAGAAGATGTTAATGCTAAACACAACACAACTATTTAAGGAGTTTAAAGTCGATGTCCTATCAAGAATCTCAAGCTACCGACAACACAACGGAACAGGAACTTACCGAGTTATATCAGAACTCACGGAAACCCCAAACCCAGGCGGAACAGCCGAAACAGCAGACTAAATCAGCTATCACCAAAGGGAGTACAACAGATCAACTCAATGATGCAGTTGTTAAGACCCAAAAGAAAGCTAAGGATAACGCGATTGTTAACACTAAAGCCGTTGTTGTTGCGGGTCAAAACTCCGGGCGGGAAGATGCTAAACTATTTAAAAAAGCAAAACAATTGGCTTTCTTAAATGAAATTGCAGACGATGAAATTGAATCCGCCAAGGCTTTATTAGTTGGCATTCCTGAGTACAAGAATGCAATTGATCAAGCGTCCGGGGATGAGTTAGGAAACCTCTTAGACTTTGATCAAGAAATCTCAATTGAGGCTTTAGAACAGCAACTTAACGAAGCGGTGGGAAAGTCAAAAAAATCCCAGTTAGCTGTGAGAAGTTTTTTCGGAGAATAGAACAATTAGAAACACGGGTTGAGAGAATAGAAGTTATCCTAAAAATCCCTCAACCCAAGGAAATCAGTCAACAATTAGAATTATTAATGGGAGGGTTTTAAGTGGGAATCGTTATCGACTTGGTTAATCTATTTGGAGTTTACTGCTCACATAACGTCATGCCCTTTTTAATGGGAGGTTGTTTCTAATGAATACTATTTATTATTTAACAGCATTCTTTATTGGGTTTTTAATATTTAGCAATCAAGTAGTTTTTAGTCGAATCAGGGAACAGTCCCAAAACTATCAATATGAAAATCCCAGAACCCGTTAAGGCGATCATGGTTGGAACTGTGATTGGTGGTCTTAGTTCAGTCCTGTTATCCCTAACATTAGAACCGGAAATATCAGAGGTTAGAATGGGTCAATACGGGGGTTTTATCGGATTAATAGCTAGTTCCACAACTACTGCACTCTTGGCTATCACAACCCGCAATAACACCCAATCAAACAAGGAAACAAGCCCCAACAGATCAGACACAAAACCAGACTTTAACCTTGTGTTGGGTGAACTGATCCAAAGAGCAACCGAGAATCACCTGAATTGCCTTCAGCCTGGGAGTCCTGAATACTTTGAAGCCCTTGAACTCTATGGAAAGGTACTTTCGCCCGAAAACACCACTCCAAACACTAACACCCAGAAAACCAAAACCTCACACCATGCACAGGGAGATTGATATAGATGTTAGACAGTTTACAGCCTAGTGATGACTTACCAGCTTTTAGTGGGGATTCAGAAGCCACTCAGAGGGAACCTAGAAAGCCTAATAAAACACGAAAACGAGTAGCGGTTTTACTAACAGTTATTGCAGTTTGTAGTTTTATTACCTTAGTCGGGAATAAATCAGGAATTATCAAGAAGTTTGCTCCTAACGTTCCCGTAGCTGAAACTGCCGAAGTTCAGCAAATGACGGTAGAACCAACAGGGGAAACCTCGACCGAAGCTAATGATAATTCTGGAGAATTTCAACCATCCCCTGACTTAGAAATGGCACGAAATGAGCTATTAGATAAGTCATTAAACGAGGTAGGTTTTCAAGTTAACAATCTGAGTGAAGCGGTAGCAGAAACATTCCTGTTGCAAGCTCGTTCTGAGATTGAAAAGAAACCCATTTCTATTGAGTTATTTCTGATTAAGAAAATCAACTTTCTGGCTAACAAACTTGATAAAGCTACGCTAGAGGGAGAATTTAACGGTTCACCTAAAGAACGGAAGCAAGCGGCTGATTTGTTGTTTGAGGTTTGGGGAAATCTTTTGGCACTAAAACGCCATTGGGAAACTACATCGGCAGATCAAATTCAATTAAAGTTTACCTCTGTTAATGTCTCGGTTTTGGCGAGTGATGTCCGTCGGTTCTCTGAGGTTGCCATGACACTTAGAGCTTTAACCTACGAGCAGCAGAAGCGGACTGAGGCCCTTCAAAAGCAATTAGAACTTGAGGCTAAACAATTGGCAGAAAAGGAGGCTAAAGATGCCAAAACCAAATAACTTCACTAAGGAGAATTGGGGGGTTGCCGTTGCAGCAAGTTTAGGATTTTCAGCCATTGGTTTATTCAGCGCTGCGACTGTTCAGATTGAGGATTTAAAAGGTATCTCACCCCACCAATCTCAGAAAGGAGAATGGGGTAGCGTTTTGGTAATTGAGCGTAAACCGGTTAACAATTCAATCCTTCTATATTTAGCGGGCGTGGGATGCCTTGGTGCTTTAGCGGGGTTGATACTAGGGGATGAGTCTATGGTCAAACTTGAGGATCTACCCCGCACCGTCCCCGATACCTTGGCTAAATCAGTTAGTTGGACAGTTTGGGGAGTTGGTCAGGCTTTGGATAGTCTAGGGGACTTTGGAGAAAAAGGTTATGCCAAATCTTCACAACTCTTAATCAAAGCTATCCCACCGGAAATCAAGTCTAAGTTTCAATCAATCAAAGATGATTCGGGTTGGGTATCTGAATTTCTATCGTTGCCACATCAAAGGCTAACGGGTGGCACGGGGTCGGGAAAATCTAAACTCCTGGGATTGATAATCAGTCAATGGCTTGAGAATAACCCCGATGGTCAACTGTTTATTGCTGACCCGAACTATGGAAAGCCCGATAATGACGGTTATCTTAATAATTGGTTTGGGTTGGACACCGAATGGATCAAGCAACCCGATGACGAGATTGATAGCCTAATTGATCACGTTCACGCCCAATTAGATAAACGGATTAAGGCTTGTGTTGACGGAGCCAGAAACGGCTTTACCAAGTTATCAGAAATTCAAGTTGACCTGACTCCGATTTGCCTAATCTGCGAAGAATTTGACAGTATCGTGGAACGATACAAGTCAGACAAAACCAATTCCCGGCTCGATAAGCTAATTGAGATCATTAAGCAGGGTAGAGGCTACAAGATTAAGTTAATCCCCGTGGGTCAATCCGCGTCCGTCGGTGAGGGTGGTTTTACTTTGGCAACACTGGAAAATTTAGCTCAATTAATAATCTGCTACCCATCAATCCCTGAATCGCAGTTACGGTATTTAGCAGGGGAGAAAACGGGGTTAATAGAGATAGCTGAAAGGTTGCTCAAGGAAGGGAAAAGACCCGCTATCTGCACAATCAAAGGGCAATCAAGAGTAGTTTCAATTCCTGACCTATCAGGATTTAACGTTACCTTTGCCAGTGCCAAATCAACCGACCCGGATAGTGATTGGTGGGAGCAGGTTAATACTGCCCTGTTTAAATCTTCTCTTGAACTTCGGGCTTTTAAATATTCCCACGGTTTGATTCCATCACCCCTAAAACAAATTTGTAGCGAGTTAGGAATAGAGCCGCGTTCTACTAACAAGCGTTACATTAACTACCTAAAACCCGCATGGGAGTCTCAATTATCTCAGTCCTCTCAGTCCAAAGTCTTAATTAATAAATAGGAGAATCGTGAACAAAAAGTTAAAACTATTGACCATCGGATTGATTGTTGCGACATCGTTATTATCTACTCCAAAACCTTCGGCCGCCGAGCTATCTGTGTTTAATCGTCCAGGAAATTATCTGGTGTATGTGGGCAGCGAACCCAGAGGGCAACGGATTCACAACCCATCTAATTCAGTGCAGTTAGTTACCGTTTCTTCAGATACCAGATTTTCCTTGCGTCGCATAACCCGACACCCAATAACGGGAGACTACAGCTATAGAGAGCGTGGATTCCCTTCTAGTAGAATGCAGTTTTTTCTTAAAGGGAAAGAGTCGGTAATTATAGTGTTCAATCCATTGAATAAACAAGAATCTAACAAGAAAATCAAGGTAACAGTTGATTTTGAACAAGCTACTCAATCACAAATTAATTAGGAGCTTTACTTATGAAACCCTCAAGAATTGTTTTCGTTTCTGCGCTAACTTTACTTGTCTTTTTTGGAGTCAGAGGGATGACAGTTGAAACCGCTATCAAGACATTATTCGAGAAAAGTGTAGGGACTTTAACCTATTGGTTCGGCGGGTCTATAAATGCCACAAATAATCGTCAACTTCCCCCCGGTCAAGGTGACGATTCCGATTCAACCATTACCCCAATTGAATCACTGGAGGATGTTAAATAATGAGAGTTTTATTCTATTTTGGATCTGTTCTGGGTTGGGTATTTCTGATTTACTTTTGTTGGAATCAGTCAATCCCTTGGTGGTTTAAAAAGGGTGTAGCCGAAACGGTAAAAACCATCCCAGAAATAACTAGGCAGATACCCAAGGAGGACTGGGCAAAACCTAAAGAAGAACCCAAAACCGATGATAAAAAATCTTCCGATTCCACTAAACCCGAAAAGAAAGAGACTGCTAAAAATCTGTTCAGTGGAGAGTTTAAATTAGGTGGCTTGCGATCGCGCTACAACCTTGACGTTCCCAAAAACGATAAATCAGAACAAATAGGCAAGCAAGATATGGGGGGAAAATAAGGCAATGTTGAACCGGAAATTGGAGGAGAGGATAAGGGATTGTGAGGAACAGCTTGATGATGTTTGGTTCTGGTGTTTCGTTTCTGTTTTGCTTGTGGGCTTTAGCATTTTTAAATTTGGATCACCCTCTACCTCAGTTCCTCAATCCCAATCAACAACAACATCAGAAACAATTACGTTAGGTAAAAACGCCCCTAAGTTTATCTATCCCCATTCAACCCCTTACACAATATCTTCTGGCTTTGGTATGCGCGAGCATCCTGTAACGGGAGGGCAAAAAATGCACAACGGGATTGATTTTGCAGCGCCAGGGGGTGCAAACATCCTAGCTGTTGCCGATGGCCAGGTGTCTTTTGCGGGTGACATGGGCGGTTGTGGCAATGCAGTTGAGATCAATCATTCCGGTGGCTATCTCTCCAAATATTGCCACGCCTCGAAAGTTTTAGTTCAGAAAGGTCAATCAGTCAAAGCAGGTACTCCCATAGCTCTAGTCGGTACGACGGGAACATCAACCGGAAATCACCTGCACTTAGGAATAAAACTCAACGGGAAATATATTGACCCTAAAAAAGTAATCCCTATAATGGAGCCAAAAAAATGATTTTCAATAACTTAATGATGTTAGGGGTAACGGGGTTTACACTTATCAATTTATTACAATCCCCTGCTATTCAATCAGTAACGGGTGCTAATCCATCGGGTAATGTTTCCGGTGATATTTCCAAAGCACAAGCCCCTGAAGACATCAAGAAAGCTGTTAGTCAAGCTGGTATAAATGACGAGGGTTTTGCATGGGCGATCGCACATATTCTAAAAGTAGAAGGAGGTTGGTCGGATCACCCTGCCGATGGCGGTGGGAAAACTAAATACGGTATTACCAATGCTGTGGCAAAAAGGCACGGGATAGAGGTTACACAGATTACCCTACCGCAAGCTATCAAAATCTATCATACTGATTACTGGGTAGCTTCCGGTGCTGATAAAGCTCAAAAACCTTTAAATCTAGCCATTATGAATTCGTATGTCAATAGTGGCAAAAAGTGGGATATTTCCGGTTCAACACCATCAGAACAAGCTAAAAACTACATCCAGAAACAGGATGATTATTATACTTCAATTTACACTGGGAACCCATCTCAGAAGGTATTTGCTAATGGTTGGCATCGTAGAAGTAAATACATGATTGAGGCTGTTAATGGCGGTAATCCGAGTTGGTAATTTTGAATTGTATTAGGAGAGAGTATGGTAAAAGCAAAATCACCCTATCCACAAATAGCAGAATTAGTGGTTAAGGAAGCCAAGAAACGAGGGGGAAATCAACAACTAACAGATATTAACTGGGTAACTAAAACCCTGTTTAAATATCAGAATGGTGTGACTCCTCTGACTGATACCGACTCCGATTGCGTCAGGATTGGAGAGGAGTTAAGACCCCGTTATGAGTGGCAGATCACCAGAGATCATGTAGCTTTTGCTAATCAGAATAGTATTAAGAAGGGATGGAAATAGTTATGAAAGATTTGGAAAGTTTGCTGAATGAAGTAGAAGAAATATCGAAAGAAATAGCTAGTCATCATTACACTATTTTTAGATTTAGTAGTCATTTTAAGGGTGCTTTTGGAACGCCTGACAGACTAAGACTTGAGTTGCCACACCTTCCGGGTTTTGGTACGTTGAGAGAATTATTGATCTGGATGATTGGTGAACAAGTTAATTTCTGGGATATCGAAACAGAGAATATCGAGGGTTTTAGAATTCACAATGGGGTTTATTACAAAGAGGAAGATTTTACCAATGACATCTAGGGAACAATTAGAATATATTTGGTTAGTTGATAGCTTGGTTTTATCTGAAACAGGGAAACACATTGACAGTTTAACCAGGAAAATTATTGAGGGGATATTAACAGATAATACCGATTCAGAGATAGGTGAAAAGTTAGGCTATGATCAGGGTTATATTGGCGATAAAACAAGAATAATGCTTAGGATTTTAAGCAAAAAGACTGGCGAAATAGTTAATAAACAAAACTTTTCCTGGGTACTTGAGAGGATATTAAATACAGACCACAGCCCATCAATCATTAACCTTGCAAATATAAAACAATGATCAATACTTTCATCGGAATTGACCCAGGAAAAACCGGAGGAGTTGCTATCATCTCTCCATCGGGAATCAAACTCATTGATTGTCCAGTTATTGAGACTGAAACTAAGGTTAAAAGCAAAAAGCCAAACCTCACGCTAATTGATCAACTTGCGGACAAGGGAACAGTCAAGTCCAAGGCCAAACCCAAAACTAAAATCACAACGAAGTCAAGCCCTGCATTAATGGCATCGGAGTTAGCACAGGTAGTTACCTCAAACTCAATAATCGCCATAGAGAGCGTTCATTCAATGCCAGGACAGGGAGTTAGATCAACCTTTGATTTTGGGACGAATTTTGGCATTTGGTTGGGAGTGATCGCAGCGTTAAATATTCCTATGGAGTTGGTGACCCCTCAAGAATGGAAAAAGCATTATGGCTTGATAGGGAAAGACAAGGACGCATCAAGGATTATTGCGGTGCAGTTATTCCCCCAGATGGCTATGGAATTAAAGCTCAAGAAATACAACGGGCGGGCGGAGGCACTTCTCCTTGCTGAATATCTGCGGCGCAAAGCAGGAGGCTAGGACAAAGCAGGAGTATAGGGTTTCTAGTCTTTGCCAAATAAAAAGCACTTCTAAATTAATAGAGGTGCTTTTTAGATCGTCAATCCATGTTTACTTTTTTATTTTAGCTTTTTTCCATGCTGCATTAACTTTTATTAGCAACCCAGGGAATGTCCGAGTCCAAAGAATCCCAGACAAAGCAAATCCAATCATGGCAGCTTTTGTACAAGGGTCGCATCTAAAATCAAATCCCCCACTTCGACCATCTAAGGTTTGATAAACTATCACTTCATTGTCAGCACTTGCGTCTTTTGTCATGCTTTTGAGCCACTTAACAAAAATATCAAGGTCGGATTCAAAAACCATCTGAGTAATCTTATCTTCCAATAATTCCAACGCTTCTTTCATAATCTATTTTTGATTAAATTACTACCATTTAGAAGTTTGACAAACAGTTCCCCACCCCTCAAAAATTTCCTCAAATCTTTGAGGTTGCAATCCAAAATAAAACAGAGTTTGGGAGAACCTGTTTTGGTCTTGTTTTTTTCCTTCCGCCGCCCGTTTGGGACTGTAGAATGTGAGTCGGGTTGAGGGTAGACAGAAGCGATCGCACCGATTCAAAGCCTTTTTATACCAGGCTGTACTGTTGTCAGTATTGGTTAACAAAAAGGCTTCCGCTTCCGTCTCGTTCAATGTTGCAATTAATTTGTCAACAACCTTCTCAACAAATCCCGCGCTATAGGGAGGGTTTAACCAGAGTGTCTTAGCCCTCCAGTTCTGTTTAAATCCATCATCTTGAATTGTGAATATCTTTTGAGCTTTTACCGTTCGGTTGGCAAGTTCACAGCTAAAAGGGTCTAATTCAGGAAATCCATAAAACTCATGGACTAAATCAATCAAATCAGACGGGGTATAATTTTCGTTTGAATCAAGAATTACGGGTTGTGTTTCAAATAGTGAAAGTTGTTGTATAATCATTATGTTGTTGCTTTGTGTGTTTGCTTTTTAAAAGTATCTGAGATTCTCTACAAACTCAGATACTTTTTCTTTATTATAAGGTATTTGTGTTAAAATAAATATTAACTTAAATGTTAGTAAAATTATGAAATCAGAAAATAAGAAATGTGGTTTTGCTGCTATGAGCCCAGAAAAACGTCGGGAGGTTTCTAGCAAAGGGGGTAAAGCATCTCACGATAAAGGAACGCTTCATAAATTCACGCCAGACGAGTGTAGCGATGGTGGGGTTTCCACATCACGAAACAAAGACTACATGACTGAGATAGGTCGTAAAGGCGGCAAGACATCTCGTGATAAAGGAACACTGTATAAGTTTACTTCTGAAGATTGTAGAAAAGCGTGGAAAAGATCAACATGAACAAATTTAGATAAGAATTGAGGAAATAAAATGACAACAGAAACAGCACCAACGGAAATAGCTGCGCCGTCGATTGTGGGGTATTTACTCGACAATCAAGGGAAGACGATTAAGTGCAAAGTGACAATAAACTCAAAGGGATATATAGTGTTTTATCCCGTGGACGAGGAGTGCGATCGCAATGCCAACAACGACTGATTATGTTAATGTTTTCGTGTTATAATAATATTGGTGGAAAGATTCTCTCTTAAAGTTACCCGGCATCCGCTTGGTGGCTTTTTGTTTTATGGGTTTGGGTGTTAGAATATTATTGGAGAGATCAGAGGGAGAAATGCCAACGACGACTGATTATGTTAGTTCGGTTTCGTTACTGCCAACAGTGGAATTTTTGGAGTTGGTAGCTAAGAAGCAATGGGACTCAACCGTTAGTTATGGCCTAGGAATATCAACTATTGTCCCGATGTTTCACTCCACAACCAACTCGGAATGGCTATGTCTTAATTCTGAATCAGAGTTTTTAGCAAGCCCACAGGGAACTATATCAATCAAGAATCCGTTTAGCTACACCCGACCGGAATCGTCCCCCGTTTATATTGGCTATAACGATATTTCCATCCCATCTGCTAAGGTAAATAAAGCCAAATCACTCTATTTGTTCAGGATAGATGAAGATGGGATAAATGAAGTTATTATGGTTTCTAATTACGACAAGAAGCCTGATAATGTTACCACCGCACCGCCATTGGATTGCTTCTCTAGGGAGTGTCTGACGTGGTTTAGTAGCGATGTTGATTGGTTTACGGGGTTTGGGCAAATGCCAGCATCTTTACCTGTTCTTGTGGTAGATGGAAATGGGGTTTTACTGTCAAAATCAGATGATATAATGGCGGGGTTAATTGATAAATCTTCTGTTCAGATAGGGGTAACTTCGATTCAAGTTATCAATACCGTATCATAGCTATCGCCCTATGTTGTAATAGAATTTACTACGGGGGTGGGATATTCAACCGAGATTACATCACCAACATCTCCAGATACTTTATTCTTATTTTCGGTGAACAAAGACAATGATTCCGTGGTAGCTTTTGCCTATGACTATAATGCTTCGAGTACAACACCGGACAATTTAGGATTCAGTTCATTAACAACTCAAATCTATTTTGATAGTAAAGAAACCATAATTATTTAAAATAAATTATATGGAAATATTTGGCGTTACAGTATCAACTACAAAACAAATGCTTGAAAACGCCACCAGTGGTGCTAGTGCTTTACTACCTATGATAATGACACCGACTATTTATGTTTTGGGTATTATTTTAGCACTTTCTGTGCTTGGTTTTCTTGGTTTGGTAATTTCCAAATTTATTTCATTTTTGTTTCATAGTTTACAAAATTTTATTCACCCAGAACATAATGGATACAATACCCATGCACCAATTTCAGACGATGATTTTTACAAATCGGCAATTGTACGCAGACATTTACAACAAAATACAATGCGTATGTATGGTGATAAACAAAATTAAAATTACTAAAGGTCGTTTAATTAACAATTTAACATAAAATAATATGTGGGGTTATACGTTTCCAACGTTTACTCAACTTGTTGCATCAACCACTGCTGGAATTGCGGATTTTATGACAAGCAACGTAACTGTGTTGTATTTTGTCTTGCCCGTAGTTGTTGGATTAGCATTATTGGGTATTTTGGCTTATGTTGCCAAA